AGAACATCAGACCTGGGAGGCATGGGCGGCACTGTCCAAGACAGGCATGGCGCGAAAGAATGCGCTTCTGTGGTGCATGTCGAACGCGGGCGATGGAACTTCTGTGGTACTCCGACATTTTCGAATGCGAGCGCATGCACAGCTTGGCGACCCTGACGGGATTGTTAGGGCTCTGGGTGATTCCGAACCAATCGCAGACGAATCCGCAGACGGTTCCGCTCTCGGCTTGTTCGAGTGGTCGGCTCCGCCTGATGCTGATCCGGGAGATGTTAAGGCGTGGGCGCAGGCAAATCCTTCACTCGGCTACACGATCGAACTGTCAACCCTGAAGGCTGCGCATGCTGATGACCCTCCGGACGTATTCAAGACAGAGTGTCTTTGCCAGTGGGTGACATCAACCGTGACGCCGCCGTTTCCGGTGGAGGCATGGGACGCCGGCAAGGACGAAAAGAGCAGGATTGCCAAAGGGTCGCCGCTGTGGTTCGGTGTTGACATCTCGTCCGACAGGACGCACACCAGTATCGCTGTCTGCGGGAAAAGAGCAGATGACAAGTGGCATGTGGAACTTATCGAATACAGACCCGGCACAGGGTGGCTGGTCAAATGGTTCCAGAAGGTTGCACCGAATTATCCAGGCGGCATGAAGGTGGCTCTGCAGAGCAAGGGCTCGCCTGTTGCTTCCATGATGGATATTCTGGCAGCCATTGAGGGCATCGAGATTATCGAGTGCTCCGGAAAGAATGTTGCAGGATGGTGCGGACGCATATGGGATGCGGTTGCTTCGTGCCTGCCTGATTCAGATATAGATGCAGTTCCGGCTTACCACATAACACAGCCGGCACTCGACCTTGCGGCGAACATAGCAGCCACCCGTCCTCTGGGTGACGGAGCATGGACATGGGACAGGAACAAATCCATGGAAGACATATCCCCGCTCGTGGCTGTCACAATGGCATTCGGCGCAGCCACACAGGTCGGCGCAGAGAAGATTAAATTATTTGACAGCGTATATAACGAACGCGGAGTCCTCGTTGTATAGGAGGTGATGAGATGACAATATTTAATGGCCTGAGGAATTTCTTCAGACCAAAATATACTTACGTATACGGCGGGGATTACGGCGTCAGCATAGCAAACATGGATGCCGCACAGCTATATAAGACACAACCGAATCTTCGAGCGGTGGTAAGTTTCCTGGCTGACAATGCAGCGCAAATACCAATCAAGGTATATGACCGTGCCGGGGACAACGACAGGCCTCGCGTACTGGACAGTCCTGCAGCATTACTGCTTGCTCAGCCAAACAAAGACATGACGGCATTTGAATTTAAGCGGTGGATGTATTCGGATCTGCTCTTGTATGAGAGGTTTCTAACCCTGCTTATAAAGAGCAAAGACACGGATAGCGGATGGGAGCTGTATCCGATCCCGGCAACATGGATCCAGTCCTACAAAGGTTCTTCGCCGTTTTCTCCGGAAGCGATCGTGATTGGAGCCAATAACGGCACCAGTCCAGTAGAGATCCCGGCAGATAAGTTTGTGTTGTTTCATGGGTATGACCCGACAGATCCTATGAGACAGTTTTCGAGGATCAGTGCCTTGAAGGAAACCCTTCATGAACAGGTTGAGTCCAATAGGTTCCGTAGACAGATGTGGCATAGAGGCGGCCGCTTCAACGCTTATATTTCGAGACCAAAGGATGTCCAGCAGTGGAGTGACAGCGCTTTTGAGCGGTTCAAAGCGACGTTCAAATCCTCCTGGGCCGGCAGTGAGGGATCAGATGCTGGCGGAATGCCTATCCTTGAAGACGGCATGGAAATAAAGACGGTACAGTTCAACAGCAGAGATGCCCAGTGGGCAGAGGCCGTGAAGCTGTCCAGAGAGGATTGCGCAGCCGTTTATCACGTCAATCCGGCAATGATTTGGCCGGGCAGCGGCATGACCTACGCATCCGCAAGGGATAATGCAAGAGCCCTGTACAATGATTGCCTTGCTCCTACCCTAATGCAGGCAACAGACAGAATCAATATGAAGATCCTACCAATGGTTGGGGAAGATAAAGGACATTATGCCGCATATGATATCACCATCAAGACAGAAGGTACATACGAAGAGAAGGTGGCAACTCTTTCAAGCGCTGTCGGTGCTCCGTTCCTGTCCAGGAATGAAGCAAGGGCAAGGCTTGACCTGCCTGCAATCGAGGGCGGCGATGAGCTGATCACTCCATTGAACGTCCTCCAGGGCGGCCTGGCGTCACCAAGAGACACGGATCCAACGGTTGAGCGATATAACTCGGCACCAGAAAAAGAAATAAAGACAAAAACAGAAGGTCGAAAGGCTAACGGTGAGCCGACAGAAGAACAGTCGGAACAAATAACCGAAGTCTATCGATCTTTTTTTGATCGTCAGGGCAAGTCAGTAATCCCCAAGCTCAACAGCAAGGCTGATAACTGGTGGAACGAGGAACGCTGGAACAATGAGCTGACAGATGACCTGTTTGCCGTGACTTTCGACATGAGCACGACTGCTGCTAAGGAAGCCGTAAAAGAACTCTGGGGGATCGGTGGCGATTATGACGAAGGCAGAACCAAGGAATACATCAAGTCGATGTGCCGAAGACGTGCGGAGATGGTCAATCAGGCGACAAAGAAAGAGCTGGATGCCGTTCTTGATGAAGACTTCGAGACAGAGGACGCAATGAAGTCTACTCCTGAGGGAGTTTTTGAGAACGCCAAAGAGAACCGCTCGGCTAGTGCTGGAAAAGCATTTGCAGGGGCCTTGATGGCCTGGACCCTTATGGAAGCATGCAGACAGAATGAGAAACCTGGCCAGAATGTCTACAAGACATGGGTGGTAACATCCAACAACCCAAGGGCGTCTCATGCAGCAATGAACGGCGAGACGGTACAGTATGACGAGCCATTCTCCAATGGAGCCATGTGGCCGGGTGATATTGACAACTTGGATGTGGAAGATGTGGCGAACTGCCACTGTGTTCTTGAGATAGAAGTAAGGGACTGAGGTGAAAAAGATGATTAAGAATAAAACCTATGAGGTGAAGGCTGATGCCGGCTCAATCACCGGTTACGCCTCAACGTGGACAAGGGATCCTGACAGCTATGGCGATGTGGTGGCAAAAGGCGCATTCCTTGAGTCCATCGAGCAGATTAAAGAGTCCGGCAAGGTACTGCCGCTGTTGTTTAACCATGACGGCAATAACCTAAATAACTACATTGGCACTGTGACGGAGTTGGAGGAGGATGACCATGGCCTGAAGTTCACAGCTGACTTTGATGATACGTCGGAAGGACAGAGGGCAAGACAGCTTGCATCTGACGGACGCCTTGCCAAATTCTCGTTCGCTTATGACGTTCTTGATCAGGGCGAAGTAACCCTTGAGGACGGCAGAAAAGCCAACGAGCTCCGGAAACTCAATATCCACGAGGTAAGCCTTGTGCTCTATCCGGCAAATCCTGACACATCAGTGGTCGAGGTTAAGTCCGGCAGACGGAACCGAAAAACAGACGAAGATATTATCAAGCAAATCATTACTCTCGCCAACCAGTTATTGGAAGACGAGATTGATGGCATAAATGAGCCGGTTGAGGAAGAAACAACTGCCAAGTCGGAGGAGCGGGATACCGCCAACGATGAGGAGCGGGCGCGGATGAATCAGCTGCTCAAAAGAGCAAAAGAGTTGCTCAGAAAGGAATAAAGACTATGACTTTACTTGAAAAACTCGAAGAGGCAAAAGCAGACCTCGAGAAGATCGTAACTGCAGTTGAAGCAGGCGAGGAAGTAACCGAAGAGGAAATGGAACAGGCTATGGACGCAGTCAAAACTGCTCAGAAGAATGTAGACAATGCTGACGAAGCACAGAAGCTTATTAAATCCTTAGAAACTCCCAAAGAGGAGAAGGCAGACAAAGAGGTGAAAGAAATGCCCAGAAGTATTGGCGAGAACTTTGTAGAACACATTAAATCCATGAATGTTGGAAAGCGTTTTGACGTATCTGCTCCGGCATTTAAAGCAGCAACTGATATTCAGACTTCTCCTTCTGGAGCAGTTGATTTCGCTACCACATTCGACAAGAACGTAGTAGAGGCTGCAAGAACTCCTCTGGTGGTTCGTGATCTGTTCGGAGCAGAGACAATCTCCGGCTCTACACTGGTTTACCTTGTTGAAGGCGCGATTCAGGGAGCTCCGGCAGTGACAGCAGAGGGCAATGAGAAGCCTCAGGTACATTTTGCTGATCCGACACCGAAGACTGTATCCCTTGCGAAGGTCGCCTGCCACATCAAGGAGTCTGACGAGTACATCAACGACTACCCGTTCCTTGCATCAGCGATCAACGGACGTCTTCTGTATGAACTCGGTCTTGTTGAACAGAATAAACTTGTGACTGATCTTCTGGCAACATCTGGCATTCAGGCAGAGACCGGCTGGGCTGCATCTACTACCGCAGCACAGCTCGCAGACTTAATCCTTGACGCAGCAATGAAGGTACAGCAGAACTCCGGATTCCCGGCAGATGCAATCCTGATTAA